TACTTAAAGTATACTACATATAACTTTACTTGTCAACTACTTTTTCTAATTCTCCACCACATTTACTACATTTATACCATTCTGGATGTATATACCATTTTGGGGAACGATAGCCTATTCTTTTTGTTATAGTTCCGCAATTATAACACTTTACTTTATACGTGTTCTTTTGTATCTGTTCTTCCGAAAACTCTTTCCCTAATTTCTTTTCCTCACTTGAGCATCTTGTAATATCTACATTGTAGCAATCACTTACAAGTTCAGCTAATTGTTGCCATTTAATACCGTGATTCATACAACCTTCTACGCAATGTAATAATTCATGATATAATGTTTCGTATAAGCTATTTTCGGGGCAATTCTCGTTTAATAACAATACATTGATATTGATACTATAACGGCTATTTCTTTTTTGTGCCTGTCCCCATCTTCTTTTGGCTCTTGTGTTTACAATAAAGCTATCAATTTCATGTGGATAAATGCCGATAGCATTAAGATTTTCAATACATTGTCTGCCATACACTTCTAAATTTCGCATTTATAAGTACCTCACTTTCATTTGATACATTTATTATATCATACCAATATAATAAATCAATATGTAAATTACACAAAATTTTATTCCTGTTTTTGTGCAATTAGTATTAACTAACCATACTATATATTTCCCTCATTATTATTATAGCATATTAAAAAAAGGAATGTCAATAGTTTTTTGACATTCCTTTTGGATTTATTTAAAATAATATTCATGTACTACTTCTTCTAATTTATATCTTAAATCAATATTTTCTCTATCTCCATTCTTGTCACATAATGTATCAAGAATAGTTTTTATTTCTTCCATTTTACCGGCAACTTTATTATAATATGATTCTGCCATTTCAAGCTGTTTATTTAATTCCTCAATACGCTTTTTGTGATACTCTTTTTTAAGCTCAACTTCTTCAAAAATTTCATCAACCGTTAGATCATATCTATCTTCCAAACATGATTCGTGAATAATTCTTGATTCATCAACTTTTCTTTTAGAATATTTTACAAGCTGAGTACAGTTAATTTCTTCCTTGTAAAATTTTCCTCCGCAACAAACAAAAACTTTAACTACTTTGGCTGGATAGAGACTATAAGAATCGTCTTGAATAATTGCATTTTCAAAATTTTTAGATAACACAGAAAAACTTGAACCGTCTTTCTTATATAATCTATTCACATTATTCCATGCTTGTAAAAGTATTTCATGCTCTTTTAATGTGTTAGCAAGTTCCTTTTTAATATCTTCTAAAGTTTTCATTTTAAATACCTCCAATGTTTTTTGTTTACAAGTATATATTATCATATGTTATCAATTATGTCAAGCACTTTGCAAGAAAGTTAAAATTCCTTACCAAATACTACTTTTATCTTGAAGTTTGCCAGTTTTAATTTCTAGTTTTCTGGTTTCACAACATTTTTCTACGCTTGCTTTGATATTCTCTTTAACGCATAAACAACTGTTCTCGTTATCGCATGTTGCAAAGATGTCGTTAAGTATAACATGAATACCATCAATTGAATTAATATCTATTTTGTTTCCAAATTCATCTGTATATATAATTTTCTTCCACATATTTTTCTCCTTAATTCCATAGTAAACTTAGATTTTATGGGATTTTACATAATTTCAAGTTACATTATTCAAGATATGTAATTTTTATTAAAGGGAATTATAATACTTAATAATATCTGCATCTGTAGCATAATAATTCTCCCAGCCTGAAACAGTATAAGATTTACCATTTTTAATATCAAGTACAATTCCCTGCAATTCTTCTTTTGTTAATTTATATAAACACTTAAATGTAATCATATTCATATCTCCAAAAGAAAATCTTAATTTAACGCATCCAAGTTTCAAAGACCTTGTTTTATTTGATATAATTATATTACCACATTATTTACTGCTTGTCAACACTTTTTATTTAATTTCTTCTACCGTAAACTCTCCTTCTTTAAACCTCGGATTCTCTCGTGCCCTATTTGCAACACATATACAAGAACCGTTTAATTCTGCTTGTTTCCCATTAAAAAAGAAAATCTCATCCTCATAATACATTTTATTAATATCCTTTTTCAAATTTAAACTATATCCCTTTACTTTAAATTTTCTTTTCATGTTTTATATTCTCCTTTATAATATTACTATATCATATATAGATTCATTTGTCAACATTTTTTCAAAAATTTTTTAAACTCTGCCATATGAAATTTATTGGCTTGTGTTAAATTATCACTACAGATATGGATTTTACCATTATAATAGGCAATAGGCTTGTTATAGCTGTAAAGCCATATATATCCGGTTTGTAGGTCTTTAATCAGCACGTTATTTTTATAAGACCATAGTATTTCAATATTCAATTTTTAGTCCTCTCTTTCAATTTATATACTCATTATTGACTACAATAATATGATAGCATATATTATAGTCAATGTCAATATATAAATTTATTAAAACCTTAATTGCAAAACTTTCTATATTTTGTCTCTGTATAAGCTTCATAACCTTGTTCTACATTATAGCTATAACTAAGCTGTTCATACTCTTTTACTTTCTGTTCGATTTCTTCTTCTGTAGTGTCATCATCTACATAAAATTCGTAATCATAAGTTCCAAATGCTCTTACACTAATATATCCTGACACTTTTTTCATTTTCATTTTCTCCAATCTACCTTTGAAATGCGAATTTCAATATCTTTTAATTTTAATATATAAAGGAATAAACCCTAATAAAAACCATCCTTCATATCTTGCAAGATGTTTAATCCAAGTTTTATATACAATCATAATAAATCCTCCATTAAGGAAACGAATTTTTTACTCCGAAATCTCTTTATATGTTTCCACTAAACCGCAAGACAAATCCTGCATTATCTCTTTACATATATCCACAATATTCTGAATATACGCATTCTCTTCTTCTGCTGTCAAATCTCTTTTCTCTTCTGCTTCTGTTTCACAAATCCAAGAGTCAAGAGTATTATCTGCAATCATTAAACCTCTAATAATATCAAAATCTGTTCTTGCCATTTTTATTTCTCCTTTCTAATAAAATATCTATTTCTTATTTACAATATTATATTACCATATACAATATATCATGTCAATACCTTTTTAAAAGAAAATCAAAAATAAAATGAAAGCTAAAATTGAAAATATCGCATGATATTCACTTCTCTTTCCATTGTTCCATGTAATAGTAACATTAAACATGGATATAAAAATTAAAATTGCAACTAATGTTTTCATTAAAACAATTCCTCCATATCAATATATTCTTTCACGTCTGCCAATGTGCCGTACTGTACTAACATATCCACATCTTCCTTTGCGCAACCATTTGCATATAACATTGCTACAATTTTAGATTTTAAATTTCTGTCTAATTTACTGATTCTGCATCTCATACTCATTTTCGTTTCCTCCTTTAATTCCACAATAAATCTAATAGTTTTTCAATCTTTAAATCTTCAAACCTTACAATACTATTATACGGCATTGATTCCAGTTTGTCAAGCAAAATTTCAAGTTCTATATTATTTTCTTTTTCAAATAAAAACTCTTCTGCTTCTCCACGAAAAATTTCTGTTCCAAAATCGTCCAATATACTAATAAGCATTTTTAATTTCCTCCTATACAAAAATCATCATTGTAAATAATACAATAAACGGCAATGATAAAGTACACATTGTAGCGAACAACTGAAAAACTAATGCTAAAAACTTCATTCTATTCTCACTCCATTCTGTAAATATAAAATCCATTCTGTTCGTTTTCTTCTCCGTTATACATAGAAATAAAATGTCCTCTTCCATCTGCTTTGATTGCGTCCTCAATAAAAGTATCAATATCTTCAATCATAGCATACACAAGACTATTTGCATTTTCGCAAAGGGTATTCTGCATAACTTTAATACTATTTATAAAAATTTGATCTTCTGATTCGGTGCTATTACGATAAAAATCTGTATGCTCCAAAATAAAATCTGCATTAAAAGCCCACAAAGACTCTTTAATACTATTTTCAACCTCACTATCTGCTTCTTCATCTGTCAGAACCATATACTCTTCACCAGATTCAGATTTAAAAATGTTTTTATAAAGGTTCTCCACTTCTTCACCTAAAAACATTTCCAAAGCTTCTTTTTTATTTTTCATTTCTGTTTCCCATTTTGTCATATTCAATGACCTCCTTTATTTGATATATTTACTATAATATATTATTTATTACTTGTCAATAGGAAAATTAAAAACAATTGATGGTTTCTTATCAATATAAATTATATAACAATTCCGATTATTCCTTCCATCATTACAGTATTCGTGTACCACTTTATATATATCTTTTGATTTTACTGTTTTATAACCTTTTTTAGATTTTACAAATCTATACAATTTACTAGAACAACAATCAAAATGAAAAACTGAGCTTAATGGTCTGTTTCTCAATATTCTTTCACATTTTTTCTTTTCAATTTCTTTTGCAAATTCAAAATCATCTGTATATTTATATTTTCCTTTTGAATCAAAAACATAAAATGTATATATGTTCAAAATTTCCCCTTTATTATTCCATAAAATATTTGTATCAAAATTATTAAATACTTCTATAACTAATTCTTGTTTATAAACAAAGAAAAAACCATCAATACATTTTCTACTTTCAATTCTAATACATAAAATTCTTTTTCCATTGGAAAGATATATTTTCATTGAACCACCAGAACATTTACTATAAAAATTATAACCCATTTTACAAAAGTTAATAATGTGCTGTGTAAAAATTTCTTCTAAATAACTAATATCATAAACCATAATTTACCTCCAACTATAAATTATTTTTGATTTTTCCAAATTTTATACTCGTCTGGTGTCATAATTGTATATCCTCCATCGACTTTTACTGTTACATCACTTGTTGAATACCATTGTGAATTTTTCTTTTCTTTGTCCGCTCTGTAACGTGTTTTAAAAATCACCATGTTTATTTCCTCCTTATGTATATACTATAACATATTATAATTTATATGTCAACATCTTTTTTATAATTTTATCATTTTTATCTTATTATATCATATTTACTAATTATATCCCAGTTTGCAACCATAAATACAATTAAAATCGCTATACAAACCGATAAGACAATAAATGGAATATAGCTTACACTGTCAAGCATAGAAGCTGTAAATAAAGCTATAAACGCTACACAAGCCATAATTGACTTTAAGATTCTATTTTTCAATTTCAATTTTCGTTTTTGATTTTCATTTCCAAAAATTAAATCTGGATTCTGAAACTGATTTTCATTTTTAATTTTCGTTTTCATTTTTAGATTCTCCCTTCTAAACACTCTAAGCATTTATAAGCAAATCTCATATTACTTTTCATACGGCTTGCAATATATTTACCTACTGAATAACTCATAGGAATAAATGCCCTCATTTCATCAGCATAAAAACAACTATGTTTTTCTGGCACATATTCAATAAAACAATAGCCATCTTCATATAAAATATTTTTCTTCATTTTTACCTACCTCCGTTTTCTATACTATAACATAGTTGAATTATGTTGTCAAGTGTTATTTTACATATTTTTCATATAAAAAATTACAAACGTTTTTCCATACTGACTCATTTAACATTCCCATCATATCATTGTTTTCACAGCAAGTTCTCACATATCGTCTTACAAACATAATAGGGCAAGCCATATCTTTACTTAATCTTGACAATTCTTTAGGAAAAACATTTTCAACTTTTCTAATAATAATACTTTCAATAACAGACAATCCCATAAAAAATACCTCTCTTTCGTTTGATATAATCACTTTACCACAATAAAAAACCATTGTCAATACCTTTTCGGGGAAAATTTTAATTTCTTTATTACCCTTTTGAAAGCTTCCTATTTATATAGATATAGGACTCTCTGGGAGAAATTTAAGATTGTATATTACCCCTGTGAAATTTTATGTTTCTTATTACCCAAACTTTAATGCTTTAGCTATTCAATGCGTCACCGCTGTACCATACTACCACTGTACCACTGTACTATATGAAAGTGTATTACACTACCACTTTACACTGCTAAAGTATATCTAGTTTCTAACGTTGAGCATTGACGGGCTGTCTATTACCCTTTTAACCGCTCTAATAGCCGTATACAGCAACGAAAACCGCTTGCACGATACTTTATACCATTATTGCATAAAACCGTCTAGAATCGCCTTTAAACGTGTTACAAGCCTATGTCCATTTTATAGGGTAAAAACCTAACTTATATAACATGTTGCTTCCTTCAGTTACGCCTTTTATACTGTCTATATGCCCCATTTATAGGCTATAGCTTATATATTGGTATATCCCTACATTAACAGTATAAACGCGCTTAAAAAGGAAAATACAAGGCTTTTGTGAAATTCTTAACAATCTCATTTCTATGGTTAGTGTTAAAAGTTTAACAATCATGTTACATTCTTAACAATCACCTCTATTAAAAGTTTAACAATCTTACATATTGTTAAAAACTTCACAATATTGTTATAAAATTATCAAAGTACAATTATTTCCATATATGAACACATGAACACACGCTCATATATTCATATACAGCAATAAAAAAGGGGAACGTGTGTTCCCCCTTATTAAATCATTTCATAAGATGCACAGACGCCCATCTTTTCGCGCTGGTTAATGTTTTACACTTGACAAGCTCTTCAAACTCAAACCCCCCCAAACTTATTTCAACATTAAAATGTCCGCCAGCATCACTGATCCAGCAATATTTACCATAGTAAGGATGGTTGATGTCTGCCGTCCATGAAGTAGGATTTCCGTTTTCGTCGTCACAATCGTGCATAACTTGCCAATTCAATTTTGCCATTTTTTTCTTCCTCCTTTATTAAAGCGGTTTTCCGCTTATTTTTGCGCACTATGTCAAACATAATGCGCAAACTATAAACGGGAAAACGTTTACTTCCTTTTATAATTCGCAAAAATTTTTCTTGCCTCTTCCTCAGAATCTGCGATGAAATCATCCTCATAATATCCATCACATAAAATATAAAAGTGATGAGGATATTTGACATCTTGATTCAGTGATAAAAACAGTCTGCGATCTATTTCTGTCATGGGTTTATTCCTCCTCTTCCTCTTCTTCAATCCCTAGCCACTCATAAATGGTTTCCGGCTCAAACCATAATAAATCATTGAGTTCTGTTTCACTCATTCCATCGGGGTATAATTCCTCAATGATTGATTCCAGCTCATCACACTTGCCCGCTTCTTTTACTCTATCAAGCGTGCCAACCGCTCCGCTCCATGCTTCAAAATTTTCTAAACTTGTTTCTCTATAAATTTTCATACTTTCTACCTCCTTATCTCATATTATTATCATATTTAATAATATAACCCTTATAATATCCATCTTTAATAGCTTTTCTAATGGTCTGTGCACCTTTAAAGTGAGCATCAATATAATTGCTTAAAAAAATATTTAAATATTTCATTGTAGTTTTACTATAATCCCAATCACGACCAAAAGTAATGGTTGTATTTGTTTTTATACAAACTAAACTGTCATAACTCTGAAAAAAGATGTTATCATCTTCCAAAATTACAAATTGATTTACTGTTTTTCTACCGCTATTGTTAATTAAATTCTGTACATGTTTCTTGCTCATTCTTTTTTACCTCTTTACCCTGTTTTTATCGAGTAACCTTTCTTTTTTATTTTTAAGCTTTTCCGCTTATGTCTGCCTACCTTATACAGATAGACAGGATAAAAGGAAAATTGTTAAATTAGATATGATAGTTTGCTGTATTGTATACATCAATTCTAAGATACGGCAGATCGTTTTTAACTGTTGTCGAAACACTTTCAATCATAAGTGTGCCAAAGTCCTCATATGTCCATGCAGAAAACATACAAGAGGGGTTTCCTTCATGGTATATATCATTATCAGTTTCATAAATTAGTAAATTAGTATTCGCATCGCAGCTTGCTAAAAAATCAAATAGCCTCATATTTTTTTGCCTCCTATAAATAAATGATAACATAGTATAAGCGCTGGACTATTCCAACGTTTATTTATATCATCATTTTTTAACCCGTTGAGGTGCTACCCACTCAATCTTCCTCCCGATGTTGGGACTTTGGGTTATAGCTTTCGTTGCTATCGTTCCGGAATTTGTAACCCGTTCAAAGGGTCTGAATCTACTTCAGATGGTGGCGGCAACCTCTGCCACAAGGTTCTTTCCTTATCTGATAATACAAGTATATACCTATATAGATAAAAAGTCAACCCTAAAAAATCAAAATAGCAATATGCACAAAACAAACCATAAAAACTATACAACATATATAAAATGGCTCTGTATGACGTTTTCAGAAAAATAAGGGTACAATCATCCACTAAAAAGATGCCGAAAACGCAATACAGGGCAAAAAGTTATCCACATAAAGACAGGGTTTTATTGTATAATATGTATATATAAT